AAGGCAGATTCGGCAGTGCCGACCCTAAGGGTAAAGTAGCATGATTAATATTCCTGCAAGTTGGTTACTGATTGGTGGTTTGATGTTGGCTGTTGTGTCATACATATTATATGTGCAATGGCAGCGTAAACGCGCTGAGAAGAAAGCTGCACAAGCCATTGCCCAGCGTGATAATGCAAGGGTTGAGCAACACGCCACAGCCATCGCCCAAGATGCAGAACATGCTTATCAGCAAGCTTCGGATGAAGTGTTGCACCAAGCCAAATCATCCAAGACAAAATCTATGCTGGATAAACTCAATAACCTTTCACCCCTGCTTCTTTGTTTACTGATAGTGGGTTGCGCCAGTGAACCCAAGATTGTTGAAATCAATCCTGTTAAACAAGTGGTTCTGCCATCCATGCAACCTTTAGAAAGCTGGCGATTCATCGGCATAGACGGCGGTTATTATTGTTTGGACAACAACAATGCAGATGCATTTTATCGCAATTATCAAAAGCGCAGCGCCCACATCAAAGGCCTTGAGGCCATGCTGTTTAAGCTTGGCGCACAACGGAGTAATCAACAATGAGTGATATCGCAGACCAAGCCCAAGAGCTCATCGAGTTGCAGTTTCAAAGCAACTTGAACAAAGCAATGCGGCACATGCCTACCCAGCATGAATATGACAGCGATGGCAGACGAATATGCATTGATTGCAATGTGGTTATCCCCCTTGAGCGATTAGTCGCAATGCCTAGCTGCTCAAGATGTATCAAGTGCCAGCAAGATTCGGAGGATGGGAAGTGATGGATATTCCGTTAGCAAAGTTTTGGCTGGAAATCATCGCATTGTGCATCAATTTAGGCCTTTGGTTCTACGTGTGGCGAAGCAACAAAGACAAGGCAACAAGGGCTCACATCGAAGACCACGCGCTTGAGCTTGGTCGCGTTGATGAACGGTTGAAGAATGCGCTAGATCAAAAAGCATTAGCTCCACTCTACAACAAGGTGAACACGGTTGAAAAACAAATGAGTGAGCTACAAGGCAGCGTAAAAGCCAGCACGCACACGCTTAACCTGATACATGAAATGTTGCTGTATAGAAAAGGAGGCGACAAATGAGTTTTGCCGAAGTTAAACAAGAAGACCGCAGACTGCTTATCCTTAAAGCCTTGGCGGCTGAAAATGATTATTCAATCCATGACAGCCTTTTGAGGATGATGTTGGCTGATTATGGACATAAAGAAAGTGCAGATACAATTCGCACTGATTTGGCATGGCTGCAAGAACAAGGCTTACTCAATACTGAGAGCAAGGGCATCTTGACGCTGGCAACCGCGACATCGCGTGGCTGTGATGTTGCAGATGGCTCTGCTGTTGTGCCGGGTATCCGCCGCCCAAGGGCTGGTGAGTAATGGCTCCGCGCAGCAAGATTGAATCGTTGCCTGAAGATTTGCGTGAGCAATTTGACCAAAAGCTATTGGAAACACGCTATCATGAGATTGATAAGCATCATGCCTGGTTAACAGCTGAAGTGGCCAATCGTGAGATTGAATTGCCTGAGCCTATTAGTCGGTCGGCCGTGGCGCGATACAGCCGTATGCGCAAGCTAGAACAGCAATCGATTGGAGAGAGCGTTCGTCAGATGAAGGCCATCCAGCAAGAGTTCGGCGACGACCCCACATCCTTTTTGGTCAACGGCAACAATATGGCCCAGATGTTGGCATGGAAACGCGTGCAGGCTGCAATGTCGGGCGATGTAGATGTGGACGAAGAATTTTTAGCGAATATTTCACTGGCGATGTCGCGCATGGCTAAAACCGCAGTCATCAATGACGACCGCGAACGCGATATCCGCGAAGATGAGAGGAAGAAAGCGCAAGCTGAAGCCGCTAAACAAATCGACAAAACAGCACGCAAAGCGGGTGTGTCTGAAGATACGATTGCAATCATTCGTCGTGATGTATTGGGCATGAGCTAATGCAAAAGCATAACGGCAATGCCAAGTGCATTCCTAAAAACACGGACGCCATTTTTCTGCCCTATCAAGAGCGATGGATTAAAGATAAGTCGCGGCTCAAACTGATGGAGAAATCGCGGCAGATTGGTTTATCTTGGAGTACTGCTTATCCGCTTGTTGAGCGCACAGCTCTTGCAGGTGCAAAGTGGGACATGTGGGTTTCTTCACGAGATGAGATTCAAGCCAAATTATTTTTGATGGACTGCAAGATGTGGGCGCAAGTGTTCGGCATGGCTGCTGAAGATTTGGGCGAGATTGTGATTGATGAGAAAAAGAAGATCAGTGCGCAAGTACTTAAGTTTGCGTCAGGGCGTCATATTTATTCGATGAGTTCAAACCCCGATGCCCAAGCGGGTAAACGTGGTGGGCGTGTGCTTGATGAATTCGCGCTTGGCCGCGATCCAAGACAGATGTGGTCCATTGCTTACCCTGGCTTAACTTGGGGTGGACAGATGGAAGTGGTGAGCACGCATCGGGGCAGCAAGAACTTTTTTAATGAACTGATTACAGAAGCACGAGAAAAAGGTAACCCTAAGAAAATCAGTTTGCACCGTGTTACACTTGAAGATGCGTTAAACCAAGGCTTTTTATACAAGCTGCAATTGGCTTTGCCTCAGGATGCTGAACAACAAGGTATGGATGAGCAGGAGTACTTCGACTTCATCAAAAACGGCAGCGCAGACAATGAATCGTTTCAGCAAGAGTATATGTGTGTACCAGGTGATGATGACTCTGCCTTCCTTGAATATGATTTAATCGCATCATGTGAATATTCGGCAGGAGAAACATGGGAAATCAGTTTAGAGGAAGCCCAAGATGGTAAGCGTGAATTATATGCTGGCATGGATATTGGTCGCACAAATGATTTAACAGTGTTGTGGGTTCTGGAAAAGCTTGGTGATGTGTTTTACACACGCAAAATTATCACCTTGAAAAATATGACCAAAGGTGATCAGGAGCGCATATTGTGGCCTTGGTTGGCATGTATGCGCCGCACCTGTATCGATTACACTGGGCTTGGCATTGGCTGGGGTGATGATGCGCAAGAGAAATTTGGTAAGTACCGTATTGACCTCGTGACGTTTTCAGCAAGCAGCAAAGAGCGCATGGCTTATCCAGTGCGTGGGCGCATGGAAGATAGGAAGCTTCGCATTCCTTACGACCCAGTTGTTCGTGCAGACTTACGCGCTGTGACTAAAGTGGTTTCAGCATCAGGCAATATTCGGTTCACTGCAGAAAGAAACTCGACTGGTCATGCTGATAGATTTTGGGGATTAGCCTTAGCTGGCGAAGCTGCATCGTCACCCAGCCAGTTGCTTGAATACCGAGGCATGAGCCGCGACCCAGACCAAGAGAATTCAATGCGCCCCAACCATGCATCAGACCGCGATGGACCCATCAGCGGCAAGTTCGGCAGTGGCGGCTATTAATGTATAAAACAGGAGCATGGCAATGGTAACATTATACGATGCACACAATCGACCAATCCAGCGCACCGCGCTGAAAGAAGAGCAGTCTGCGCCATCTTTGCAGAGTGTGCGCCAAGTGTATGGCAGCTATCCATCGGCAGGCATCACGCCGCAACGCATGGCCATGATTATGCGCGAAGCTGATCAGGGTATCCCTCATTCACAATGTGAGCTATTTGAAGAGATGGAAGAAAAGGATCTGCATTTGTCATCCATTATGGGTACACGCCGTCGCGCTGTCGCTGGCTTAGAGATTAAGGTTGAAGCGCCCGACAATGCCAACGCTGCTGAGAAGAAGGCCACAGACCTTCTCAAGGCTCATATTGAATCGATTGAGGATTTGCCTGAAAAAATCGAAGATATGTTGGACGCCATTGGTAAAGGTTATTCTGTGACTGAAATCATTTGGGGCATCTCCAACCAAGAAGCCATCATTGAAGACTTGAAATGGCGTGAGCCGAAATGGTTTAGGTTTGACCAGGAATCAATGTCTGAGCTGCGCATGCTCGATGCGGGTTCGGTTGATGGTCAGCCGCTTACCCCTTACAAATACATAGCACATATCCATAAGGCCAAGTCGGGCATCCCCGTGCGCGGTGGCATTTTGCGTCCATGTTCGTGGATGTATTTATTCAAAAACTATACGTTCAAAGATTGGGTGACCTTTGCTGAAGTGTATGCGCAACCGTTGCGCGTGGGCAAATATCCTGTATCCGCTTCTGAAAATGAAAAGGATATCTTGATGCATGCAGTGGCAAGCATGGGCACAGATGCAGCGGCAATCATTCCCGACTCGATGTTGATTGAGTTTGTTGAGGCTGGTGGCAAAACTGGCAGTGCAGATGTGTATGAACGACTCGCGCGTTTCTGCGATGAGCAAATGAGTAAAGGTGTGCTTGGTCAAACATCATCATCAGATGCGATGTCGGGCGGCTTAGGCAGTGGGCAGGCTGATTTGCACGGCGATGTACGTGATGATTTGAAACGTGCGGATGCCCGTTTGATTAGCGGCACATTGAATCGTGACCTTGGCAGACCCATTGTTGATCTCAATCTTGGCAAGCAAGACCGCTATCCTAAAATCACTGTATATGTTGAAGATGCAGAAGACCTCGATGCGTTGGCGAAGAACACAAATCTACTGCACGGCATGGGTCTGCCGATTGCAACGGACTTCTTGTACAAGAAGTTTAATATCCCGAAACCTGATGCTGGTGCAGAGCTATTATTAAAGCCCATGTCTGCACCTGCGCCATCACCTGATGCGGTGGCACAAAATGCACAAGAAGATGTTCAACCACCAGCTCAACCTAAAGTTGAAGTCGCAGCTGTGAGTTCAGTTGATAAAATTGTAGATCAACTTGAAGCTGAAGCGCAACCGATTACAGATAAGATGATTAACCAGGTGCGACAACTTATGAATGAATCGGAATCGCTCGCAGAGCTTGCCGATCGCCTTCCTGCATTGTTGGGTGAGATGGATGTTTCTCAACTCACCGAGCTTATGGCTCAAGCTTTTGCGACAGCCGACCTTCAAGGGCAACGAGATGTGGGGCAAGAGAGCAATGTTTAAATCGCCGTTATCGCCATTTAGTATGCCAAGATGGATATTGCCCTACCTAGCCCACGCAAAGTTAGCGCCGACGCGTTGCAACGGTGTTGCAGAAAGAGCCTGTGATGCCTGTTAAGTACAGTTCGCTTCCTTTCGCCGCACAACTTGCTTTTTTACGCAATAAAGTGCCTTTGCCTACTCGTGGCTGGACAGATACTTGGCAGCCGAACCACGATCATGCATTTGTGATTGCGGGTGCAACCAAGATGGAGCTGCTCAAAGATTTCCAATCATCTATTCTTGAAGCTGAGGCAAGTGGCAAAGGTTACAAGGCATTTGTCAAATCGTTTGATGAGATTGTGCAAAAGCATGGTTGGGATTACAACGGCAGTCGCGGTTGGCGTAGCCGGGTTATTTATCATACCAATGTGCGCGGCGCATACAATGCAGGTCGCTTTGTTCAGTTGCAAAAATTTCCTTATTGGCAATATCATCATTCCCCTGCTTCGCGTTCAGCGCGCCCCCAGCATCTCGCTTGGGATGGTTTAATTTTACCTGCCAACGCTGAATTTTGGCAAACCCACTACCCGCAAAACGGTTGGGGCTGCAATTGTTCGGTCACGGGTTTAAGTGAACAGCGCATGAAAGCCATGAAGTTGAGCGTGGCGGATGAGCCACCGATAAAAATGCGTAAAGTGTTGGTTGGCAACAATTCGCCCACGCCAAGAACTGTAGATGTGCCTGAAGGCATTAGTCCGGGTTTTGCGTATGCACCAGGGCGAAGCGCGTGGATGAATCCTCATGTGCTGCGACCGCTGGATGGCAAGCTTGGTCAACCCGATAAATATCTGCCCTCGATATCAGCGGGTGATTTAATGCCATCACCGCGCGAGTTTGATAGCAAATTATTGTTACCTAGGATGAAAGCGGGACAAGAAGAAACTTATGTGAATGCTTTTCTAACCCAGTTTGGCGCGGACATCGATAACGCGAAGGTGTTTACGGATGTGACGGGTGAAGCTGTAATCATCTCAAGTGAACTTTTTAAATATGCCAGTGGCGAATGGAAGATGGGAAGCCGCACTCGAAGCGGTGAAATCAATATGCTTGCAGAAACCATAAAAGACCCTGATGAAGTGTGGGTGCGCATGGCTTGGCATCGTGGTGATCAACAAACGATGGTTGAGCGCACATATATATCACGCTATACAATTGGCGAACAAGAATTTACGTCGCTTGTGGTGATGCGGTATGGCAAGGGTTGGTCGGGCACAACTGCGCACACAACAAACAGAAACGATGAGTTATTAAATAAGATTAGCAAAAACCGCAAAGGCGTAAGATTGTTTAAGCGTGGGCTATAAAAGAAAAGGCCACGCCCCAGCGCAACCTTTTGCTTTGTGTATCATTGCGCGGTACTGGGGACCTCTAGTACACAATAAGCGTAGGTCAAGTATAGGAGCATATCATGGCAGGTGCAAGTTTTCACATTGATTTAGAAGATGCGGCTTTGCGCCAGTTGCTTCAGCAATTGCAGGCTAACGCTGTGGATATGTCCGACGTGTTTGCAGATATCGGTGGAGATATGCTTCGCGCTACCCAAACCAGATACAAAGACCAAATCGCACCCGATGGTTCAGCTTGGCAAGATATCAAAGACGAAACCAAAGCGCGCAAAGTTCGTGATGAAATTTTGATAGATTCAGGGGATATGCTTGGCGATTATCATTATGAAGCGTCGGCAGAAGCTTTGATTTTTGGTAACGCATCAATACAAGCCGCTACCCACCAATTTGGCGATGAAGACCGCAACATTGAAGCACGGCCACATCTGGGCATGAGCGCAGAAGATATTATCAACACCCGCGACACCTTGGTTCAATACCTGCTCAAATAGTCAGCTCACAACAACGGTTAATCCATTGCGTATATTGTAAGCCTGTTTCAACTCTGGCTAGCTTATATTGACAGTCGCCACGTCTTCGGTTTACGGTCTGCTCGCAACCACCTTCCATCTGATTGGCACTCGCATGAAGCCCTTCATGCATACACATCTAGCCACACAGCCATAATTCGCTGCATGAAAAACAAACCCAATATTATTGTTGTTGGCGATGCCAATATCGGACTGGCTGCTTGCACTGCAATTGCGGCCAACACAGCTGATGTAGGCATGGTGGTGTGCTCGATTGATTTATCCAGCATGGACGAATCCAATAAGCAGCTTATCCATTTGATTCCAGTGAATGAAAACAGTGAAATCGTAGGTGTGGATGGACGCACTTGGAAATACAATGCGGGCAACGTGTTGGCCAACGCGAAAAAGACCTCTGTTAAAATACCAGGTGATTATCACCACGCATCGATGAACGCACGGGAAACGGGTGCGACTGCACCTGCAAGCGGTTGGATTGACCCTGCAACATTAACAGCGCAACCCGATGGCATCTGGGGCGAAGTTGAATGGACGCAGACCGCAGCCAACGCGATTCGCAATAAAGAATTCTTATATACATCCCCTGTTTTTACACACAGCAAAATTTCGGGTGAGATTTTAGCGCTCAAAGGCTTTGCGCTCACCCACTACCCAAACCTCGGTGACTTAACACCTGTGGCAAATGCACAAAATATGGAGGAAGAACAAATGGAAGAACAAATGGAAGAACTACTCGAACGATTCAAGTACATGTTGAATCTAGCTGAGTTGGCGACCCCTGAAGAAATCTTGGCTGAAATGGAAAAGGCGATTACACGCATCAAATCCATGATGGCTAACGAAGCTTCGGAAGCGGCAACGGCTCAAAACTCAAGTTTAGTTGACCTGTTAGGGCAGCTAGAAACAGAAATGACACAACTTGCGGCCAACGCGCAAGATGTGACTGATTTTGTGCCACGGCATGAATTCGACTCGGTGCGTACTGCACTTAATGCCATGCAATCTGAAAAAGATGAAACGCGCGTGGCAACAGCTGTGAATTCAGCTTTGGAAGCAGGCGTTATTGCCCCAGCATCTAAAGATTGGGCTGAAAACTATTGCCGTAAGGACTCAGAAGGTTTTGCTGCTTTTGCTGCGAATGCGCAAAAAGTCGTGCCGATGGGCGAAGATACACATGGTGCTGATCCAGCGAATTCATTGACCCATGAAGAAATTGCGATGTGTAGCCAGCTTGGCATCACGCAAGATGATTACAAAAAAACGAAAGACTTGGAGGTAAATCATGGCATTAACTAATGATGCAAACACACCAGAGATCGATGGCGCGTTGGTGGCGCACCCTGTGGAGGCTGCAACAAAGATATTTGCAGGTTCATTGGTTGCAATCAATGCGGCAGGTAATGCCGTGCCAGCAGCAAACACTGTAGGTCTAAAAGTGGTTGGTCGTGCAGAAGCGCAGATTGATAATAGCACAGGCCTTGCCGGCGCTTTACAAGTCACACTTAAACGTGGTGTGTTCAAGTTTACTAACAGTGTTGGCGCTCCATTAACCGTTGCAGACATTCAAACCACAGCGTTGGTTGAAGATGACGGCACGGTTTCCAAAACAACAACGAACTCAATCCCAGCAGGCAAGATTATCGCAATCGAAGCCAATGGCGTTTGGGTCGAAGTTCGATAAGCACAGCTTAATTAAATAAGTAAAACTGGAGAAAGAAAAATGAAAAAAGTAAAAACATTATCAATCTGGGGATGTGTGATGGCAACGGCCATGTTCGCATTTGCTGCGACAGGTGCCTCGGCACATGCCATTGAACCCATGTTGTCGAATGCGGTCTTATCGATCGTGGGTGCTGGTATTATGATTAATGCAGCAACATTAACCGCTGCGCAAACAAGCTTTAAAACCTTATTTCAAAATGCGTTCGCAAAAGTGGTGCAAACATGGCAAGTGATTGCGATGAAGGTGCCGTCCAACACGTCTGCTAACGACTACAAGTGGCTGGGTGAATTGCCAGGCATACGCAAATGGTTGGGTGACAAAGTGGTGCACAACTTAACAGCGCATGGCTACTTCCTACGCAATGAAGACTTTGAGCTCACAGTTGGCGTGGATCGTAATGACTTTAACGATGACGCCTTGGGCATCTACAACCCTTTGATGTCAAACCTTGGGGACGCATCAGCGCGGCATCCAGATGAGTTGGTATGGCCTGCATTGGTTGCGGGATTCACAACGGGCCAAGGTTTTGACCGCGTGCCTTTCTTCAGTGTTTCTCACCCAGTAAATGGTGTGGATGCAAACGATGGTACTTATACCAATCGCCCTGCGGTGCTTGGTGCAGGTGAACCTTGGTTCTTGGTCGATGATTCTCGTCCAGTCCAGCCTGTTATTTTGCAAGAACGTGAAGCTTACCACTTCGTCTCAGCAACAGATCCTCAATCTGAAGCTGTGTTTAAACAGAAGAAATTTATGTATGGCGTTGAAGCACGTGTGGCCGTTGGTTACGGCTTACCTCAGCTGGCATATGGCTCTCGTGAAGCCTTGACACCCGCAGCCTATAAAGCAGCGCGATTGGCAATGGCAAGCTTGAAACGTGTGGATGGTACACCGCTTGGCGTTAAAGGTCTGAAACTTGTAGTTGGCGAAGGTAACTTTGAAGCAGCAAACATTCTGCTTACAAATGACCGTGATGCAGCTGGCGCAACCAATACTTGGAAAGGCTCGGCTAAACTTGAATTGATTGACCATTTGACTGGACAGTAATTCTCCTCGGAAAGGGTCGGGTGAAAACCCGGCTTAATCCTTAACACATATTATATAATAG